ACTGTAGTGACATTAATTATTCTAGCCCAACAACATAATATGAGTTTAGAAGAATGTTTACAGTGCGCCTATGAAGAAATTAAAGGTCGTACTGGTAAGATGATAAACGGAACTTTTGTTAAAGATGAAGATTTGAAGTAATAACGGTGTAAAGTTTTTCAATCTATATCGATAGCTTCGAGCTTTTTAATGTCTTTAGTATAAATTAAAGTTTGCTTTGTAGTTAAGTTTCTAATTGGGTAAATAACTATGAATTCACTGCTTTCTGAGACGATATCAATACCTGGATAAATTTTTCCATCTTCTGTAACTAATAAGGTACTTTTATCATTTTCAAAATTTTTTCTTACAATATCTCTAATAGTAGTACTCATTAGTAAGGTCACTTCCTTTAAATAAATTATATACATTATATCAGAAAACAAAATAATAAAGGAGTAAAAATATGACAGAATTAATATTAATTGTATCGACATTAATTTGTGTAATAAGTTTTTATCAATTTTTGAATACAATGAACAACATCATAGCATATATTTATGTGATTATTTTAATAGTTTCTTTAGCAATTACAGTTTCATTTGCAATTGGTTATAACTATTTAGAATTATTACTTACATTCCTATTTGCACTCGTTTTTATCACAATTGGATATATTAATAAGCGAGTGAAAACCATAAATAAAAAGTGAACAAATTTAATTAATATCCATGAAATTTAAGGCTAGTGTTAAAACTAGCCTTATTTTAGAAAGAAGGTTTATCAATATATGAGTAAAGACGAAACTTATCAAACTAATTATGACTACACAGAACAATTTAAAGAACTTCATAATACTTTAGATCATCAATTAACTATTGATGAAACTAATGAATTATTAATGTTTTATCAAAAAGTATTGGATAGAGTTGAAAAAGAGACTGACATAGTACTTGATAAGATTTTAGACCCCAAAACAACTTAGAAATGACATTCATGAAAGGAGGTTTACTCATGTATAAAGGTTATTTAAAGTCGAGTGGCAAGCGTACTATTACAACTTTTAAAGATAATAAAGATGTGTTATTAGACTATAAACAAGCTAGAGCATTAAAAAGTTTTGTTGGTGTGTTAGATGAAGATTACATTATGGTTGATGTTGATGATATGAATGAAGCACAGTTATTACTTAATATCATTGAAGATGAACAAATTAAATGTAATATTCTAGAAACTGACAATGGTATGCATTTTTATTTCAAAGGTTATAACATGACCAATAATAAAACTAAGAATTTTTCAGCTATTGGTATTATGTGCGATTATAAGTTAGGAATTAAAAACAGTTGCGACCCTTTAAAAATTAATGGAGAGTTTAGAAAATGGCTTAAACGTGTTGATGAAACTGAAATTGATGAGTTGCCAAAATGGTTAGAAGCGTCATTTAAAACAGATCCAGGTTTCACTGAACTTGCAGAGGGTGACGGACGAAACCAAACATTATTTAATTACATTCTTAAATTACAACAAATAGCGATGAGTAAGGAGGAAATACGAAATACAATAAGGTTAATTAATAAACATGTGCTATTTGAACCTATATCTGATAAAGAATTGGATATTGTTTTACGTGATGACGCTTTTTTAAAAGAATCTTTTTTTATTAATGGTAAATTCCAACATGATTTATTCGCTAAATACCTTATTAATGAGTATCACATTATTAGAATAGCAGATATTTTGCACATTTATATTGACGGTTATTATTCTGATAAACAAGACGATATAGAAAGATTAATGATTAAACATATTCCTGGTTTAAAAAAGATACAACGACAAGAAACGCTATCTTATTTACAGCTACAGACTGAACAAAAAGAATTATCACCAGTGAATTATTTAACACTTGCAAATGGAATATATGATTTAAATACTAATTCGATGCAACCATTCACACCTGAAATAATTGTGAAAAATAAAATACCCGTTCCATATATTGAAAATAGCTATCATGAAATCACTGATAAAACATTTAATAAGTTAGCAGTAAATGACCATGAATTAAGAAATTTATTTGAAGAGATTTTAGGTTACACATTATTTAGACGTAATGAATATGGTAAGTTTTTCATATTAACGGGTGGTGGAAGTAATGGTAAATCATCATTCTTGAAGATTTTACGTGCATTAGTCGGCGATACCAATACATCAAGCGTCGCACTTAAAGATTTAAACGGCCGTTTTAAAACAGCAGAATTATTCGGTAAGTTAGTCAATCTAGGCGATGATATTGGAAAAGGTTTTATTAAAGATAGTGCAGAACTGAAAAATCTAGCTACAGGTGAAACATTAGTTGTTGAGCGTAAGGGAAAAGACCCTTTTGATTTACGTAACTATTCAAAGCTTATTTTTAGTGCGAATGAAGTACCAAGAATTGATGATAAAACAGACGGTTTAAATCGACGTTTAATGATTGTACCTTTTAAAGCTAAATTCACGAATAAAGACGATGATTACGACCCATTCATTATTGATAAGTTACTAAGTCCTGATTCATTACAGTATTGTTTAGTCATGGCTATAAGAGGATTAAAACGATTGTTAAAAAATAATCGCTTCACCAAACCTAAATCTGTAACTGCAGAAATAGAAGCATACAAAGAAAGAAACAATCCTGTTTTAGCATTTCTTAATAATGAAGAACCTAAACTAGAGAATGAATCGACTAAAGATATCTATACACAATATAGTGAATACTGTGTTGAATATGGATACAAGTCTGTGAGTAGAGCAGTTTTTACTAAAGAGGTATGTCGTTTAAAAAAAGTAGAATCAAAACAAATTAGAGTGAATGGTATAAGAGAACATATATATGTCTTATGTACATAAGACAAAATTTAATATAATAAGACACACATAAGACACCTTCAAAGCCTTATTCATCAACAGTTAAATCTATATTTTCATAAAGTGTCTTATGTGTCTTATGTGTTTTTAACTTCTTATATAAAAAAGACTACTATATATAATAATATATATAAAAGAAAAATATTAATACATAAGACAGACAAATGGCCTTGAAATTTGACTCAAAGCCTTGATAATAAAGGATTTGCTGGGTGTCTTTTTACTCAGAAAATTGTCTTATGACATAAGACAAATACCAGATTTTAGTGTATTATTACACTGTATAAAATAAAGAGGTGCTTTTAATGTTAGATTTGTTAATGTCGTATCTATTAAGTAAAAATAAAGTTTTAAAACGGATAAAAAGTTTAATGCAGTGTGATGTTGTAGACATTAACGAACTTGCATTAAATAGACAGATATTAAGTGATATTAATTATGTGATTGAATGGTTGAGAGAGGGACACGAGCCTAATAATTATAATGCGATAGATAAACGTCAATGCTATTTAGTTAATCCTGAAACAATTGAAAAGATGATTGATCAGTCAATGTACCAAAAACAGAGTGAAGATGAATACAGTGATTTTATTCACGATGTTAATCATCAATCTTACTACGCTTTAATGAAATTAACTAAGCAAGAGCTAGATGTTTTCTTAATGCACAAGTGTGAACAGTTAAGTTTAAATGATGTAGCAGGATTATTAAGCATTAGTAAAAGTGCTGCACAAAGTTATTTAAAGAGAGCAGTTAATAAAATTAATAGTGAGATGCAGTGTAATTTGTTTTTATAAATTTTTGCTATACGAATGATACATTAGTGAGATAGTTTTAACGACGACTATCTCAAGCTGTTGTGATTCTCATGGTATGTTCCTCCTTTGAAAAGTTATTTTATCTTACACGAAGAGCGTCCGATAGAACAATCGGGCGTTCTAAAATTTAAATAAATAGTGTAGTATATAATATAACTATAAATAAAGAGAGGTTATATAATATGTTGACTTTAAGCAAAGTAATAGAACCAGGTGATTGGTTAACTTTTTTTGGAACATTAGTAGGTGCATTAATAGGTTCATTAATAGCTGGAGGAATCGCTATATACGTAGCTCATCGTCAGAATAAACAACAAAACGACTACATTGAAAAGCAGAATGAGTTAGATGAAAGAGTTAAAGAATACGAATTACTTTACAAACATATTGTAAAATTAAATGATGATATAAATCAAAAACAAGATAAATTAATATATACTTTAAACAATTTAGCATTAGAAACAGATAGTTTAAAACGGTATCAATACTTATTGAATATTTCTTATGATATCGGTTATCTAAATAATACTACTAAAGTTAAAGTTGAATCTATAAAAGATATAATGAATAAAATGAATGCTAGTACTAGTTTATTAGATGCAAATACTTATATGAGTAAATTGCAAAGTGCTAGAGAGTACACAAATAATGAAACAGAAACTGACATAAATATTACTGATGAAAGTGTTGAAATTTTAAGTGAGAAGATTAATGAAATAGGTAACGCTAAAAATATATTCGTAGAGAATTTATATAAGTCTTTATCTCAACAATTAAAACAAACCTATAAATAAAAATAATACCCATACAAAAATATACCCATCAGATTTTTTATACCGTGTATAAAATAGTCTGGTGGTTTTTTGTATACCCTAGAAAAAATAGAGGTGGGTTAGTTTATAGATATTAAAAAGCTATAGTAAAAATTATACTGAATAAACAATACGATAAATAAACATTGGTTTTAAAAATTTATCCAGTAAATTTTGTTAGGATAAATTAATTTTAGATATTGATCATAAAGAATTGATTTAGTAATTAATTATATAAACTTAAATACTTGAGGTGGTTAAACAATGTTGGAGTTAGATACTAAGGATAAACGTAATAAGTTCTATCATAGCACTGATTGGAATCAATTAAGAATGAAAGCTTATTTACGTGACAATCGTGAATGTCAACATTGTAAGCAAGAAGGTAAAGTAGTTAAAGGGCAGAACGTACATCATATACAACCTATTGACCTTAGACCTGATTTAGCTTTGAGCATTGATAACTTAATTACTTTATGTATTGATTGTCATAATAAGGTTCATGGTCGTGTGTATGGTGGAAGTCGTAAGCAATGGAATGATGAACAATGGTAAGTGATATACATAGATGTGTATGACGTCTTAGATATATAGATTATATAGTTAACTTGTATGATTGATTGTTGAAATGAATTTTAAAATTTATTTTTTAATTTTCATTTTTTTCGTTTTTAGTTAAGTGATAGACACATACACTTTAATAGTTTTATTTATACATATAATTTAAATTAATTTTATTTTTATAATTAAAATTAAGACTGTCCCAATCCCCCCCGGAGTGAGTGATTTAATATTTTATTTTTTCTCTTGAGCGGGTGCGGGGTCGTTTTTGTCGAATGTAAGAGTAATTTTACAATTTTAAGGAGGTGCCAAAATGCCGGTTTCTACTAAAAAAATTCGTGAGAGTATGTTAGCTAGAGTTGATGATACCGATTTTTTGGTAATTGAGAAGATTGAGAGATACATTGCACTTGTTAAGAAATACAGGCAACTGATTACTGCAATTAATAAAGAAGGTTTAACAATTAATGTAAATAATTCATCTCAGCATTACATAAAAACACACCCCAGTATGTCTGATATTATTAAGATAAATAAAGAACTGTTAATGTTGGAAGATGCAATTTTCAAACGCTCAAAATTTAAAAAAGAATCTAGTAACGACAAACCTAAAACGTTATCTTTGAGGGATAGAGTTGCTAGTAGTAAATAAGTACGTTACTGATTATATTAATCAATACAAGCAAGGGAAGATACTTTTTAATGAGGAGCGTAAACAACTTGTAGACTATTTGGAAGACTTTATTTTTCCAAGAAATGATTTATATTTTAATGATGAACAAATTGAAAATCTTATTAATTTTGCTAAAGAATTTTACTTTGAATTAGATGATTTTCAGAAATTCTTAAGTGCTTTCTTATTTCTTTATTATAAAGAAGATAACGATATTTTTTATGACCAATTTTTTATTATGGGTGGTCGTGGGGTAGGTAAAAATGGACTTGTATCTGTTTGGTCTCATTTTTTCTTAAGTGATTATAACCCAGTTGATGAATATGATATTTCTATTGTAGCTAATACTGAAAAACAAGCTAAAACATCATTTATGGAGATATATAACTGCATAGAACGTAATAATTTAGATGACTATTTCAGAAGAAACTTAAAAGAAATTACAGGAAAAGCGACCAATAGTAAGTTGCAATATCATACTTCAGCACCTAGTAGCAAAGATGGTTTGAAAGACGGTATGGTTATTTATGATGAAATTCATAGAATGGAAAGTTATGACATTATTAATGTTTTTGGTTCAGGATTAGGTAAGAAAGACAATCCACGAGAAATTTTTATTGGTTCAAACGGACATGTTCGTGGTGGTGTGATTGATGACATGTTAGATAGAGCAAATAAGATTTTAAAAGGCGAAGTGTTAGACGATCATATGTTTTGTTTCTTATGTAAGATAGATGATGTTAAAGAAGCAGACGATCCTTATTCATGGGAAAAAGCAAACCCTCAATTTTCTAAACCGATGACACCATACGCTAAAAATTTATATAAACGTGTAATTAAAGAACATCAAAAGCTAGACAATAATCTAAAATACCGTGCTGAATTCATGGCCAAAAGAATGAATTTACCTGAAACAGACTTAACTGAATCAGTAGCAACTGCAGATGAAGTATATAAAACAAATAAAGAAATTCCTGACCTCCTACATAAAACGTGTGTAGGAGGTTTAGATTTCGGTTCTGTTCGTGACTTTACTGCTGTTGGTTTACTTTTTCGGGAGGGCGATGATTACTATTGGAAAACACATTCATTTGCTAGAAAAGATTATTTAGAAAAAGCAAAGTTAAAACCCCCAATTCACGAGTGGGCAGATAAAGGGCTATTAACAATTGTTGATGAACCTACTATTGACCCAAGACATGTAGTGAACTGGTTTGTCGAGATGAGAGAAATATACAACATTGAAATTATAGTTGCTGATATGTACAAGTTAGACATTATTAGGCCACTGTTAGAAGCAGAAGGTTTTAATGTACATTCAATCAGAAAACCTTCAGCAATTCATGGATTACTAGCACCACGAGTTGAATCGCTATTCGCTAATAATAATTTGTATTGGGGTAAAAATCCTTTAATGAATTGGTACACGTTTAATGTTTATAAAAATGTAACGAAAGACGGTAATGTTCAATATCTAAAAAAAGATGAACATAGACGTAAAACAGACGGTTTTCAAGCTATGATACATGCTTTGTATAAAGCTTCTGAAGTATTAACAGATGATGTTGATTTCTTTTTAGACGAACTTCATTTTTAGAAAGGAGGTAATACAATGGGATTGTTATATGACTTATTTAAATCAAATCGTAAAACTGCTGAAGAATTAGGTTTTTCAATTGCATCTGTCAGTAATAAAGCACATATGAAAAGGTTAGCCATTAATAGTTGTATAGAGCTTATATCAAAGACAATTAGTCAAGTCGAATTCAAAGTTAAGGATAAGAATAAATACACTAAAAACTCAATGTATTACAAATTGAATGTAAAACCTAACGTGAATGAATCGGCCACTCAATTTTGGCAAAAGGCAGTCTATAAACTTATATATGATAATGAATTACTTATTATTCAAAATGACATTGAAGATTTGCTAATAGCTGATGATTTTAATGTGAATGAGTATGCTCATGTTTCAAATATTTATGAGCATGTGAGAATTGGTAACTTTGAATATGCAAGAACATTTAAATCTGATGAAGTCATTCATATTAAATATAATAATGAAAATGCAGAAATGATTTTAAATGATTTATACGGTGATTATGGAGATTTGTTTGCTCGACTGATAGAGTTTCAAATGCGTAAATCTCAAGTACGTTCAATTGTAAAAATTGATAGTAAGTGGGCTAGTGATAAAAAGAAAATGGAAAAGGTAAATAAATTCATTGAAAGTATATATGACAACTTTAAAAATAAGTCTTTTGCGATTGTACCTGAACAAGAAGGATTGCAATATAAAGAACAAACTTTATCACAAGCTGCGAATAGTGTTGATGATGTAGAAAAAGTAGGTAAACAATTCCTAAATCATTGCGCTACTAAATTTGGTATTCCTATTCAGTTACTTACGGGAGATATTGCTGAAGTAGAACAAAATACAAAGCGATTTATTAGAATGACAATTAAGCCATTATTAAATCTCATAGTAACTGAACTAAATGCAAAATTGTTTGATAAAGAAGAGTATTTAAATGATTCAAAAATTATAGCTAATACTTTACCTATTAACTTTGATAATATATTTGAAATTGCTAATCAAATAGACAAGCTTATTGCTAGTGGTGTATTTGTTGGAAATGAAATCAGAAGAGAATTAGGTTTTGAAGAAAGTAAAGATCCGTTAATGAATGAACATTTAGTTACTAAAAACTATCAAACTTTAAAACAGTTGAAAGAGGGTGTTAACTAATGAAGCTAAACAAAATTGAACATACTTTTTCAAGTATGAAGTCAGAAACATCAGATGAACATGTATTGATTATTTCTGGAGCAATTGGTGAAGGTGGCTATTTTTACGAAGGTACGAGTGCAACTGACGTGAGAAAAGCGTTAGAAAATGTTGAAGCTAAGACGATAAGAATTAAATTAAACTCACCAGGTGGAAATGCATTCGATGGTTTAGAAATTTATAACTATCTAAAAGATTTAGACGCACATGTAATTGTCGAAGTAACTGCATTAGCTGCAAGTGCAGCATCTATTATTGCAATGGGTGCAGATGAAGTTATCATGAGAACGGGCTCTACAATGATGATTCATAACGCTTCAACTATAACATATGGTAATAAAGACGAAATGTTAAAAGTGCATGAGTATTTAGCTAAGATTGATACTTCTATCATTGATGTATACAAAGAAAAAACCGGTTTGAGTACTGATGAAATTAAGGAGATGTTGAACAATGAAACATGGTTTACTGCATCTGAAGCGGTTGAAAAAGGTTTTGCAGACTCTTATGAAACGCAAACCAAAGAAGAAAAAGAAATTACAAGTTATTTAAATAGCAATTATTCTATTTCTCAAAAGATAGATGTTGAAAATGAGATTAAAGAAATAAAAACTCAAATTTCAGAATTACAAAATCAAAGTGATAAAAATCAAGAAGTGAAAGACAAATCAGTTAATGATAATCGTCTTAAATCACTTCTTTTTTAATACTAAAATATTGGAGGTTTTAATATGACAATTAAGTTTAATAAATCGGAAAAATTTGTAAATGCAAAAAAAGCATTTGTAGCATCATTAACGAATAGTGAATTAAGTGAGGAAAAGAGAGAGGAAATTGTTTCAGACTATGTACAAGCATTATCTGATGATGTAGTAACTACAATTCAAAACGATGTTAATACTCAAATTGCAGACAATGCTGTACTCGTATCACGTGGACAGTCAACGTTAACATCTGAAGAAGTGCGTTATTTTAACCAAGTAGCACAAGACGGATTGTTTAAAGAAGAAAAAGTATTACCAGTGACGTTTATCGATAAAGTATTTGAAAACTTAGTTAAAGAACACCCATTATTAAATGCTATTGGTGTAACAAATATGGGAGCAGTAACTGAAATTATTACTGTTGATCCAAGTGGTGCTGCAGTATGGGGTGATTTGTTTGGAGATATTAAAGGACAAGTCAATGCTGCATTTAGTAAAAAACGTTTCGACATTCTTAAATTAACTGCATTTGGTGCTATTCCAAAAGATATGCTTGATTTAGGGCCAAAGTATATTGCCGACTACATGGAAAAATTATTAGGTGAAGTTATGGCTACAGGGTTAGAAACAGGCTTCTTAAATGGTGGAGGGTCTACACAACATCAACCAATCGGATTAACAAAAGATGTAGCTGATAATGGTGGAGTATCAGACAAAACTTCATCGGGAACATTAACATTTGAACCTGGTGCAACAGTAGTCAATGAAATTAAAGAAGTTAAAAAAGCATTATCTAAAAATGCTAAAGGTGTATCACGCAAAGTAGATGGAAAAGTTACGCTTGTACTTAATCCATCAGATGCAGCTTCAGTAAGTGCAACATCAACAGTACTTACTGCGAATGGAACGTATGTGACAGTAATTCCTGGAAACATTGAAATTGTTGAATCGGAAGTAATGACAGAAGGTAAGGCGTTATTCTTTGTAAAAGGTCAATATGTTGCTGGAGCAGGAGGCAAAGCAAGTTTACAAGCTTATGATGAGGCGTTAGCAATGGAAGATGCACGTTTATATATCATTAAGCAATATGCGAATGGTTTACCATTAGACAACAAAGCAGCGTTAGTTTATGACTTAAACATTGCAACTCCAAAAACAACTGGTAGAAAAAACACATCATCATAAAAAATTAAGGTAGGTGATTTCACGTAATGTATATTCCAATTGATGTTTTAGAAAAATTAAAAAGTCGTTTGCATATTGTTAATTCTGAAAGTGATAGAAATTTAGAAGAAATGATTGAAGCATCTATTGTTAAATTACAAAATACATGTGGTGACTTTAATATTCAAGAAAATGCACAAGCTAGAGAATTAGTGTTTGAGCGTGTACGTTATGCATATAATGACGTATTAGAACATTTTGAAAAGAATTTCTCACGTGAAATCACAGACTTGCAGATGCAATTGTTTTTTGAAAGAAGTGAACAAGATGAAAAAAATGAATCAAACGTACAATGACGGAATATTAGAGTTTAGAGAAAAAAGAGCAAAGTATGATAAATATCATACAGTCATTGGTACTTTTTCATACATGGTTTTTAAGTCATGGTATAGAAAGTTAGGTATTACTTCTGAAGAACAATATAGATCAATGCAAGTCGATACTATGGTAGTAATGAGAGTTGCGATACCTAGAATGAAATATTTGGAGCCTAGTATGAAAGTTGAAATTGATGGTAGGGAATATGGTATTTCACGCATTTATGAAAATTACAGTAAAAATGAAATTGAACTAAGTTTATATGAGGTGCATATATAATGAGCGTTAAAAGTAAAATTTTTGAAGCATTGCAACCTTTAAATATAGATATGGCGCACGGATTTTCTTATCAAATGGAATTACCAAAAATCATTACTAATGTAGTTAGTCATAGAGCGATACGTTTATCGGATAAAAAGCATTTAAAACACGTTCGGTATCAAATAAGTTATTTTGACAAGATACCTAGAGACGTTGAAGATGACTTAATACTTAATTCAATTTCAGACGCATTAGAAAAAGCCAATTTAAATACAACTGAATGGATAGAAATCATTGAAACCGACGATGAAGTAGATGATACAATTTTTCATTACATCATTGAGGTATCTATTTGATGAGTGACGTATTTGGTTTTGATGAAGCTATACAAGATTTAGAACGATATTCATCACGAGCTAATAATATAAATGAAAAGGTGTATCAAGAAGGCATCAAAATGCGTGACTATGCACGTAATATCGCACGTGGATTAGGCTTATATAAAACTGGTAAAGGTGTCAGTGGTATTGATATTGAAAGAGTTTCTAATGGTGTTGAGATTGGTTGGTCAAATCGACCTAATTTTCATTTGTTTTTTCATGAGTTTGGCTTTCATGCTACTGGGCGTAAAAAAGGTAAAAGACATACTTCACGATCAAGTAATGGTAAACGAAAGCGTAGGTATAAGACAGGTACAGTATACGTACCACCTAAACCACATTTAAGACCTGCTTTCGATAGAGGTAAAGACAAATTTCAAAATAATATTAAAAAGTATATAGAAGGAGATTGATATTTATGGCAACAACTTTTGAAAAGAAAGCATTGTTAACAGGTATTGGTAATGGATTTTTCCAAGTAATGAAAACTGAAGAGACACCAACAACTGCACCTGTTTATGATGAGAAAGTATTTGAAGTACCGTCATTGGATAAATTAAAAACGAAACTTGAGTATAAATCAAAAGACATATACTTATCTAGTACATTACATAGTGTGTTAGGTAAGGCATCAAAAGCAACTATTACATTAGACGCTGGTTATCTTCCAGATGGTTTTGAGGAAGAAGTTTCGGGTGCTACGAAATTAGCTGATGGCGTATATGGTATGGGTGGAAAAGGAACTAAAAAATATTTTAGATTTGCATTCCCTATCATTGATGAAAATGGTGAAAAGATTATTATTAACTTCCCTAAATGTCAAATACAACCAACAGACTTAAACGTTGAATCACAGGGCGAAGATAAAAAAGAACAAATGCAACAATTCGATATTATCGCTATGCCTTTAGCAACTGGTAAAGAAGAAGAATCAAACATTTATTACAAAGCAGACTTGCGCAAAAATAAAACATTAGATGAGCGTAAACTGTTAGAAACAGGTTTCTACAATAAAACTGTTTTGACTACATTAAATAAATCAGGTCAAACAGTGGAAACTGTAACAAGTGAATCGAATTCAGAAACATCAAGAACAACCGATAACTCTCGTTTATCTAGCTAATAAATTAAAGGAGTGAATATACTATGAGTATTTTCAAAACTAAATTAAAATCTTTTGTTTCAGACATCACGGGTGAAACTCGTACTTATAAAGTAAACACTGCGCTATGGTTACATTTAGAAGAAGATTACGGGATTAAACAGGGTAATCTAACTGATTTATATCAAAGTGAAAATGCGTTAACAAATGCAAAAATAGCTACAAGTATTTTGAAGGCAAACAGATTAGAGGTTACTTTACAAGAACTTACTGAACATGTTGATGAGGTGAGCATTGATAAATTTGTTGCTAAATTTACAGAAACACTATTAGAAGATGTAAGCGATAGTGAGAGTAATAAAAGCGAAAAGGACAAAGAGGGAAAGTAGAAATAAAGCATAATTGGGACTTTCTTTTTTATTGTGCAATAACATACTTTAATATGACTAGAGAAATGTTTTTATATGATTATGACTTATCTACAATTTATATGTTGATTGACCAATACAACGAACAATCTTTTAAAAATAAATTGTTAGGTAGAGAATTCTTATCTGATAAATCTATTGAAGAATTTGCACAAGATATTGATAAAATTAAAGACAATCGAACTGAATCAGATTATCAAGAAGTGAGGGCTGTAGAATTTTTATAGTGAAGAGCTATAGAATTTTTATAGCCCTTTTTATTTATACTTATTTCGAAAGGAGGCAATAAGTTGGCAGAATTAAAAAGAGCAGGAATTAAACTTACTGCAGAGGGTTCAGCACAATATAAAGCCGATTTGAAAAGTGCAACTGCAGCACTTCAACAAATGGCTGCAGAATCTAAACGTAATATTGCAGCATTAGGTCAAAATGCAAGTGCTTCAAAAAGATATGGTTTAGCTATTAAAGATTTAGGTAATACTGCTAAGCTTGCACAAGCGAAGTTAGATGTTTTAAATACTAAGCAAAAACAATTGGCAAATTCATCAAGAGTTTATGCTAGTGAAATTAATAAGTTAGAAAATCAATTAAAAGGTGCGAAAGGTAATACTTCTCAATTATCAAGTGCTTTAGCAGAGTTACGTTCAAAAGAATCGCTTAATAATGCAGAATTATCACGACTTAATGCAACTATAGCGAAAACTGAAACACAGATGTTAAAAGCTAAAAGTGCAGCGAATCAGATGGCGAATGAGTATCGTAATGCAGGTGGACGTTTTGCAGATGTTTCAGAAAAGATGAAATCAATAGGTAATAACATTGATAATACTGGCACCAAAGCAGTAAATTTTGGTAGAACAATGACAACTAGAGTTACTACACCAATTGTTGCAGGTTTAGGATATGCTGCTAGAGCCTATGTAAAATTTGACGATCAGATGAATCAAATGAAAGTACAACTTGATGACGGTAGTGTATCAGCAGGAAAATTAAAAGAACAAGTGAGCGAATTAGGTAAAACGTCTCAAGATATGGCTAAACAGTATGGTGTGGCTGGCGAATCTATTAGAAATGGTATGAATGAGTTAATCAAAAAAGGTTTTACTTTTAATCAAGTTACTGGAGCAATGCCTAGCATATTAAAAGCTACTGTTGCATCAGGAGACGACTTTAATTCAGTTATGAGTGTTTCATCTAGTGTACTTGAACAGTTTGGTTTAAAAGTTGATGATACTAATCAAATGATAAAAAATACAGACCGAGTGACATCTGTATTAACTTATACTGCTAATAAAACATCGGCAGGCTTTGCAGATTTAGGAGAAGCTATGCAAAATGTTGGACCGATGGCAGCAAATAACAACCAATCATTAGAGGATATGGCTTCAACATTAGGTATCTTATCAAATAGAGGTATTGAAGGTGGAGAAGCAGGTACGTATTTAATGAACGCTTTACAGAACCTAGCTACACCAACAAAAGAACAAGCTAGAGGACTGCGAGATTTAGGTGTTGCAGCATTTGATGCAAACGGTAAGATGCGTTCATTCCCAGACATTTTAGAAGATATAGAAAAAGCTACTAGTGGAATGAGTGACGAACAGAAAAACGCTGCATTAAATACGATATTTAACACTCAAGCTATGAAAGGTATTAACCCACTTATTCAAGCTGGTTCAAAGTCAATTAAAGACTTATCTAAAAGTACAAAAGACGCTTCTAAATACCAAGATGATTTATCTAAAAAAATGAGTGAATCAGCATCTAGAAATGTAGCTAAAATGAAAGAATCATTTAAAGTTTTAGCAGAAACATTAGGACAACAAGTCGTACCTGCTATTATACCTTTAATTGATAAGGCTACAGATTTAGCAAATAAGTTTGGCCAATTAGATAAAGATACACAAGGAGCTATAATAAAAATTGCAGCATTTACAGGAGCGATAGGTCCACTGTCTCTAGGATTAGGAAGTATTGTTAGAAGTATAGGTGGAACTGTTAAAGGTATAGGAACATTAGCACGGGGTTTCGGAAAAATTACAAGTGGAGCAGGTAAAGTTGTAGGTGGTGCTGAAAAAGCAGCAGGTGGAGTAAGTAAATTTGGTTCTATGGCTCAAAAAGTTGGAGGTTTCGCACCGTTATTAAGTAATCCTTATGTATTAGGGTTTGGTGCTATAGTTGCAGCTTCAGCGGGCGTGGGATATTTGGTCTACCAAAATATGCATAAAGATGACAACAATCATAAAGCTGCCGTAGACCAAACTAAAGGAAAATATCAAGAATGGTTTGACACTGTTACGAACGGAGCATCAGACGCTGCAGGTTCACAAACTAAAATTCAAGATGCTACTAAAAAAACGTGTGAAACTTATAAAAAGATGACTGAACGTCTTAAAAAGCAAAACACAGATGTTCAAGAAACATTAAAAACTGGTTGGGATGGTTATGAAAAACGTATTGAAAAGACGAAATACTTGTCTTTTGGTATTACTATAGAAACAACTAAACATATTGAAGGTTTAAAAGAAAAATTAAAAGGTCTAGGTTTAAGTCAAAAAGAAATTTCTGAAGCAGAAAATAGATATAAAAATTACGGTACAATAATCGGTTCAACATTTAAAAATATTGGCGATGTGATTGGCAAACATAAGAAAATTAATAGTGATATGGCATTAGCTACAATTAAAGCAGTACAATCAGTTACTGAACAAGTAGTTGAAAGTATTAACAAAGAAAAAGAAGCACAATTAAATGAGCTTAAAGAGAAACAAGAATTAGGAGTTATTACTAAAGAACAGTACCAAAAAGAAACACAATCCATAACTGAAGAATATGATAAACGTGTGAATTCGATTAAAAGTAATCAAAATAAAATTAAAGATATTCTTTCAGCTGCTGCACGAGAAAACAGAGAATTAAATACTAAAGAAATTGCTGACATTACACAAGCATATATGGAATTATCTGAAAAAACTGGGCAATCTATAAGTAAGAATACCGAAGCACAAAAATTTTTCAGTCAAAACTTAAGAGAAATGGTGACTGAAAGTGGTTTAGCTGCTTTAAAACAATCAGGAATTATAGACGATTCTACTGCAAAAGATATTGCAAAAGCTAAGACAACTGAAGATGCTATTAAGAAATTAAAAAAAGCATTGGAAGATTATGACAATAAAAAGCTAAAAGAGAAAGACATAAAAGCTAAAGACAAAACTACTAAAGAAGTGAAAAAGGCTGATAAGGCAATTGATGATCATAATGCTAAAAAACCAAAAGAGAAAGAGATAAAAGCTAAAGATAAAACTACAAAGGAAGTAAAGAAAGCCGATAAATCATTAGACGATCACAATAAAAAGAAAGCTGATGAAAAAGAATTAAAAGCTAAAGATGAGATATCTGATTTAACTAAAAAAGTAAAATCATCATTAAAGGAAATTGATGATTTAAAAGTAGAAATTAAAAAGTTAAAAGCAAAAGATGAAGTTTCTAAAGCTACTAAAAAAGCCGAAAATGCTATGAAGAAATACAAAGAAGTTAAAGCAGATATTAAAAAATTAAAAGCGAAAGATGAAGCTTCTGAAAAGGCGTTTAAGGCCAAAATTAAAGTTTTGGAATATAACAATGCTAAAGCTGAAAAGAAAATTTTAAAAGGGAAAGATGAAATTACTGCTTTAACTAAAAAAGTAAAATCAGCGCTTAATCAAATAAATGATTTGAAAATGGAAGTTAAAGAATTAAAAGCACGTGGAAATGCATCGACTAAGGCTGATGAAGCAAAAGGAAAGTTAGACAATTTTAACAATACGAAAATACCAACTAAAAACCTTTTAGCAACAGGAAACGCAAGTCCGTTCACTGATACTGCTCAGGGTAAATTAAACTTATTCAATGGTACAGGTATTCCAACTAAAAACTTATCGGCAAATGGTAATGCAAGTTCATTTACAGATAGTGCAAGAAACGCTGTTCAAAGATATAACTATACAGGTATACCAACAAAACGAATTAATGTAAGTTCAAACGCAGAAAGACAAGCCTATAGTGCAATTGACGCTTTAAATTCAATTCCTCGATTTGTACAGTCTACAATTAACGTTGTACGTAATTTTTTTAGTAATGAGCATGCTGAAGGTGGACACATTGACGCTTACGCAGAAGGTGGAAATATTCAATCTCATTCAGTGCCTGGTACTTATACTGGTATTGTAGGGGAAGCAGGGCCAGAGATTTTTAGTGTAAATAGAGGTAATGTTACTATCACACCTTTAAATAGTAGAGAGAAAATGAGAGGAATAGAAGGTGTGTTACAAGATTATACAAATGGAAACAATGCAGGTAATGGTGTAGTAGTTAATATTAATCTTAATGATACTGTGATTAAGGAAGAAGCAGACGAAGATAGATTAATTAGGAAAATGGATCAACACTTAAGACGTTCGCTTTCCGAACAACAGATGATTGGAGGTGCATAATTTTGATACAATTTAATGCATTAGAATATAACGGTGTAAAAACAAGTGATTTTTCATTTAAAGTATATGTAGAAGTGAATGACGGAATTAATATCCCACAACGTAAAACTAAAATCATAACAACTGACCAAATGCACGGAGCTTTAATTAAATCTAGTGACAATTATTCAACGATTGAAAAGAAATATAAATTTTATGTACAGGGAGCTACTTTACAAGAGATGGCACCTTTATTCAAATGGTTAAATAGTAGTATTAACGATAATGGTTTCTCACTATCTAAACATCATACGAATTATTTAAAACCTTATGACAATCCAGGTCGATATTACAACGTTTTAAAAGTAATTGTTGGAAATGCATATGTTGATGAATTTGACGGTTATGAATTTGATGTTACATTTACGTGCCAACCATTTAGCTATTCAGACGGAAGTTTAGACGATACACAATTAACGGTTGTATTTCCTGAAATGAGAACAATTACAAATACAAGTGGCATACACATGTACCCTCAATTAGAAATTGAAACACTCAATCACAATGACAGTTTAGTTACTATAGGTGAACAAACAATTCATATTGTAGCACCAGATAACTATTTAGCTATAGAATGCTTTCCAGGTCAACAAAATGTCAGTGATAAAAATGGATTAAGAAATGAGTGTATGATTGGTGAATTTTTTAAAATTCCACCAGGTGAACACGGTATTAGCGCAACTGATAATATAAGCAAAATAACAATTAATTGTAGGTGGGGTGACTTAGCTTGATTTATTTACAAGAAACAAATTTTTACTATAATGGTTTACCTTTATCACAAGCCTATGATGATGTTATCGAACGTGATTTAAACGGTATTTATAAATTAATATTTAAATTACCAGTAAATGAAAGTGACCAACACAAGTTAGTAGAAAAAGATAGCATGTTAAAAGCGACTGAACATTTTAGAGAGATTGGTTATAACATATTTAGAGTTAGATATATAGATAAAGAAGAGGATTATGTACAATTTACGGCGTATCAAATAATTTTTGATTTAGCTAAGAAGTACGTTAATCCTTTTTTTGTTAATGATTTATTACCAGTAGACGCTTTAAAGATGTGGTCACAAAAATTCAATGAACCACCTAATTTATCTATTGAGTATTGGAGTGATACAACTGACAAACGTGTGACTTACTACTCTAACAAACAAGATGACTTAAAACCTAGATATGCATTAAATGTGTTAGTTGAAATGGCCAATCAATCTGATTTAGATTTAGACTTTTACTTGAATGGTATTTCATTAGGGCGTATAGGTAGAGATACACAGTTTCTGTATACGACTAATAAAAACATAACCTCATTTGGTCAAGAAGATAATTACGATGAAGTTATTACACGTATTATAGCAACCTCAAAATTCAAACCTGAATATGATAAAGAGAAATTAAAGAAAAAACAAAAAGAAGAAGTTGAAGCTTTAAAAACAAAACAAGCTGAATTTAATAAACGATTAGCAGATGAAAAGCGTCAAAACCGAATTGAGAAAGAAATTAAAGAAGCTATAAGACTTGAAGGATTAAAAAAGATACGTTATAAAGAACAGAAAAAAAGAAGTTATAAAACAATGCAGGTTAGAGTATTTAAGTCATCTGATGAAATAGAAAATGAAATTAGAGAAAAGTATAAAGCACAACAACAAAAAACAGATATACAAAGACAACTAGCAAAAGAACATGCTGAAAAACAAAAAGCAGAAATTGCTAAATTGAAAGAGAAACATAAAGAAGAAACAGAATTACTAAATGAAGAAATAACCTTATCTGTAACTGTAGATAGTCCATTAATTAATGAATATCCCGAAGTATATGAAATGTCTATTGAGAATAACGATATTAAGACAGTTGAAGAATTAACAACATTTGCAGAAAACTATTTTAGTGTACAAAACATAGATAAACCTAATGTGTCTACAAAGATTGGTTTAGAGGTTTTGCAGAATGAGGAAGTGCATTTAGGAGATACGGTAATCGTTAGACATATTGAACAAGATATAGACGTGCGTAATCGCGTCATAGCGACGAAGTATAGTCCAATGGATAAAAAGTATCTAGAAGTTACTTTCGGCTCTAAAACAAGCAATTATGCAACGCAAAATAGTAATTTATCAAATTCTAACACCGAAATGGTTATTAGGGATTATCAAAGCCAACTAGAACAGTATCTTGATTTTAGATTAAATACTGAAAGAGAAAACTTTAACAATCATTTTGAACAAGAAACTGGATTAATTAGAGATAAGATAAATGAATCTAATCAGACATCACAAGCAAGCATTAATGTACTTGATAATAAATTCACTGAAGAATTTAATAACGTTCAAAATGAATTTAGAACATCACTTCAAAATGCTCAAAATCAAATTAATATAAATCAAGCATCATATACTAGTGATAAAGAAGTTGTTCAATCAAAGCTAACTGAATTATATAGTAAGCAAAATGAATCAAAGTTATATATAGATACAAAGGCTAATGATGTTACGAATGAATTTAATCAGAGTATAGAAAAGGCTAAAAGTGAAGTTCTACAAGCAACTAACTTTAGTAATAGTGCTACACTTGAACAAATCAATCAGATTAATAGGAAAGTAGATAATATGAAGATTGGTGCAGTAAATTTATTAAAAGGTACTTCAAACTACACTACACCATTTAATCATAATAAGATAGTGGAATTTGGAAAAGTTATTAATGATCAGTTATATGCATTAGAACATGAAGATAGTAAAGGTTATTTCTTTTGGGAAACAAACCAATTCGTGAAATTAGAGCCTAATACCGACTATGTATTGAGTTATGACGTTATCCCTAAATTTGAAGTAGGTGGAGCATATACACCAATTGAAATCGTTAATGAAAATGGTTATTCATTAAAACCTAGACAGTTTCTTTTTAAAAATGAAACGATAAAAGAAGTTAGAGATAAGCAAAGATTAACTTTTAAATTCAATACTGGAAACCAAACTAACTTACGTATTTATTTTACATCTACGTGGCCTAATAAACTCGTTTATATTGCTAAACCACAACTAGAAAAAGGTACTGTAGCAAGTGATTGGTCACCTAATGTAGATGATTTAGAAAAACAAATTAATGTTGTCGCAGACAGTATTTCATCAAGAGCAATTGAGGCAGTTAGAGGGGATATTAACTATTTAAGAAGTAACATTTTAACTGCAGATAGTGTTAATGCAAACATGGTTAATGTCGATCGTGCATTAATCGATAAATTAATGACGAATAATTTACTGGTTAATAACTTAACATCAAACTATACATTAACTGAAAAAATGAAATCTAAAGCCTTAGAATCAGTTTATGGTAATATTTCCAATTTACGTACTAGATTAATAACTGCTAATAGTATTACTTCAAACGCTATTAATGTTGATTATGGTTTAGTGAATAAGTTAATCAGTAATGAAACTTTTGTTAATACACTCACTGCTAAAAGTGCATTCATTAATGCAATTAAAGCGATTGATATTGATGCATCAAGAATTACTAGTGGTGTATTACGTTCAACAAGTGGTAGTATGCGTTGGAATTTAAACGCTAATAGTTTAGATTATTTTGACGGTGCAGAAACAAATTATTATGGACATTCAAGAATCATTTTCCATACGACTAATAATTCTATTTATCAAAGTAATAATGGGACATGTGCTTTTCTACATTTTA